TTGAACAAAATCATCAAAAACCAGACAACACGGTTTGTCAACAGTGTGGCAAACAACAATTTCTCTGAAGCAAACAAATATTTACGCGGAATTATCGAGAATAAGCTCCGCGCCAAAATAAGTAATTCAAGGAAAAAACCATTATTTTAATATGAACAACATTACTGACGTACTTAAAGAGGCTGCTGGAGACATTCTAAATGAGGAGACTCTGAAGCAGATTGAAACAGTTTTTAACGAGGCTGTGGAGCAACGCGTTGCTTTGCAAGTCGAAAAAGCATTGATCGAGCAAGACGAAGGTCATGCTGCCAAGCTCGAGACTCTGCTTGATGCGATCGACAATGATCACACCAACAAGCTCGAGAAAATTGTTGAAGCCATCGATCATAATCATTCTCAGAAACTAGCCGCTGTAGTGAAAAAGTACGAGAGTGCTGTTGGTAGCGACGCTGATGACTTCAAAAACACTCTAGTAGAGTCGATCAGCACATATTTGGATGAGTATCTAGAGGAGAAAATACCCACACAGTCAATCGAAGAGGCTGTGAAAAACAAACAAGCCATTGGAGTGCTTGAGAATTTAAGAAAAGATCTTGCTGTCAACTTTGCATTGAGCAAAGATTATATCAAAGACGCGATCGCAGACGGCAAACAACAGCTTGATGAAGCCAGCAACAACACAAATAAATTGGCTGAACAAAACAAAATGTTGAACGAGAAAGTACGATTGCTTGAATCACATGTGCTGCTCACGGAAAAAACACAAGATCTACCTGCTGAAAAAGCCGAATATATACACCGCATGTTGAGTGACAAAGGTGTAGATTTCATAAATGAAAATTTCGAATACACGGTTCGTTTGTTTGACAAAACTGAAGAGAAGAAGTTGGAAGAGTACAAACAGCAGACCAAAACAAAAACAGCCAATGTTGATCGCCCCATCATGGAGCAAGTCAAACCAACAGAGTCTGCAAAACAATCAACCGATCAATACGCTCATGTGGGCAATTTATACATGAACGAATTGAAAAAATTTAAGTAGAAGAGATCTGATTGATCTGAGTATGGAGAAATAAAACTATGTCACAAGTAAAAAATTCACAAAGTTACATTGATGAAAGTCGCGCAAACGCGTTGCTCGAGAAATGGAGTCCAGTGTTGGATTACAGTTCTAGCAACGTGAAAAGCATCGAAGACGACCACACCCGCTTGAACACAGCCATCTTGCTCGAGAACCAGGAGAACTGGTGCATCGAAGAGAATGGCAACGCCTCAAGCAGCATGTTTGGATACGGCAATAACGCGGTAACAAACGGTGCCACCGGTGGTTCTGTTGGAAATCAAGACTCATATGCACCTGGTGATGCCAGATTGCCCAAGATTCTTATTCCTATGATTCGTCGTACGTTTCCTGAGTTGATCACAAACGAGATTGTTGGTGTTCAGCCCATGAGTGGACCTGTTGGTCTTGCTTTTGCGTTACGCTACAAATATCAGTCTGAAGCTCTTGGAGCCGGACCGGCAAATGGTGATGCTTCTAAAAACATCACTGGAAACGCTGGACCGGACGGTGCAAACGGCAAGGAAGCTGGTTATCAGTTCCTTGACTCACGTTTCACCGGAACAAGTTCTGCAGACCTGACCGGGAATGATGAACATTTCAAATTCCTGGATTCCGACAAAGGTGTTGCTCAACAGTTAGCCAACTATGAACTCACCAGTGCTATTCCGCAGATGGAGATCTCGTTTGAGAAAACCGCTGTTGAAGCTGGTACACGTAGACTTGCTGCTCGCTGGAGTGTTGAACTTGAACAGGATCTCAAAAACATGAACGGTATCGACATCGACACTGAATTGACAAACGCTATGTCGTACGAAATTCAAGCCGAAATCGACCGTGAAATGATCATGAGAATGGTTCAAGTGGCTCTCAATGCTGGTCCTAAAACTGGATACAGCAGCTGGAGCCCCAAAACTGCAGACGGTCGCTGGTTAGCTGAGCGTAATCGTGATCTCTATGCTAAGATTATCGTAGAAGCCAATCGTATCGCTGTTCGTAACAGACGTGGTGCTGCTAACTTCTTGATTGCCACACCTAAAGTGTGTGCTATCCTTGAGATGCTCCCTGAATTTCAGTGGATGCAAGTGCAAGGCAACGTGAACACCCAACCTGTTGGGATCGCTCGTGTTGGAAATCTTGGCGGACGATTCAATGTTTACCGTGATACACGGACAGAGGCACAAAATCCTGCGTTAACTGG